TCTGAGTAGACCGCCATGTGCGGGTTTTTTCGTTTGAGGCCGCATGACAGTCATCGAGCTTCGCAAGGCGCCTCTTGTCAATGACATCCCTGGCCAGCTTCGCCAGATGGCTGATGCAATCGAGGCCGGTGAGCACGGCGACGTAACTACGGCCCTGTTTCTTCTGCCAGTAGCCGGAGATTGGCCCGAGGTTTTTGGGTGGGGCGATGTTGATGGCGAGAACCACCCGATCATCCAGTTCCAGTTCGCGCTCGCTAAGTTCTCTCATAACCAGATGCGGCGATAGTATGCCCTCCCCCAACGCTCTCCTCATCTCCAACTGGGCATCTAGAGAAAAGGCAAAAGACCCCGCCATTTCGTTTCTCACCGATAAGGTCGAGAGCTTGTTTGGGGTTGAGCCTGGGCGTGTGAGCGTCGAGGAGTGGGAGAGGATGACGAAGAAGGCGAAGAGTACCAATGCCGATCCTCGATAACCCTCGCCATGAGCGCTTCGCTCAGGAGCTAGCTAGAGGCAAATCTGCATCGCAAGCTTACGAGTTGGCCGGCTTCAAGCCCGATCGAGGCAACGCTTCAAAACTACATCAAGAGCACAGCATTTTACAGCGTGTTGGCGAGTTGATTGATAAGCGAGAAAAGGTCGATTTGGCTGCCACAGAACGGGTGGTCGAAAAATTAGCAATCACCAAAGAGTGGGTCATCGAGCAGCTTGTTGAGAATGCTCAGTTAGCTAAGGCCAGCGAGGATTATGGGCCGGCCAATAAGGCCATTGAGTTGCTCGGCAAAGAGTTGGGCATGTTCATCGAGCGCAAGGAAGTAGGCAAGCCTGGCGAGTTTGCAGACATGACGCTTGAGCAAAAGAGAGAGCGGGCCATTGCACTTGCAAGACAGCTTGGTCTCAACCGTATTAGCCCTACCGCCGGATCAGCTTGACCAGGCTCTTATTGAGCTGGTTGCATTCCAGACAAACCGCCTGTCGCTGTATCAGCCGTATAGGAAACAGGCAGAATTCCACGCTCATGGTGCTCGGTATCGTGAAAGGCTACTGAGGGCAGGCAACCAGAACGGCAAGACCTTCTGCGGTGGCTCTGAGGCAGCCTACCACCTGACGGGGCAATACCCTGATTGGTGGGTTGGTCGTCGTTGGGATAGGCCAATTGTCATGTGGGCAACTGGCGTTACCGGTGAGACCACGCGAGACAATCCCCAGCGTGTCCTGATGGGCATGGTAGGCGAGCAGGGAACCGGAACCATCCCGGCTGACTGCATCGTCGATACCGCTCCGGCCCGTGGTATTGCTGATTTGCTGGACTATGTGAAGGTTCGGCATGTGACCGGCGGTGTGTCTACGCTGCGCTTTAAATATTACGAACAGGGCCGGCAGAAGTGGCAGGGGCCGCCTGTTGATTATGTCTGGTACGACGAAGAGCCGCCGGCAGATATCTATGATGAGGGCCTCGCTCGCACGATTGCAACGGGCGGTATCGCGGTGATGACCTTCACGCCGCTGCTTGGAATGAGCGATGTGGTGATGCGCTTCCTGACTGGAGGCTCGCCCGATCGTGTCGATGTGAACATGACGATTGAGGACGCTGAACATATTCCGGCTGAGGAAAGAGCCAGGATCATTGCTTCGTTCCCAGCCCATGAGCGAGAGGCTCGAGCAAAGGGTATCCCAATCCTTGGTAGCGGCCGGATCTTCGCTGTTGAAGAGGCGTCTATCGCGGTTGACCAGATCAAGCCGGAGCCGCATTGGCCAGCGATCGGCGCAATGGACTTCGGGTGGGATCATCCGTTTGCCGCGGTCAAGATGTATTGGGATCGCGAGGCTGACATCGTCTATGTGACGAATGCCCACCGGGCCCGAGAGCAGACGCCTATCATGCATGCCGGTGCTCTCCGTGGTTGGGGTGATTGGCTACCATGGGCGTGGCCGCATGATGGCCTGCAGCACGACAAGGGCTCCGGCGAGCAACTGAAGGAACAGTACCGGGCTCAGGGCCTGCGCATGATCGATGAGCGCGCCCAGTTCGAAGACGGCACCAATGGTGTTGAGGCCGGCCTGATGGACATGCTGGATCGCATGCAGACAGGGCGGCTGAAGGTCTCGCGCCACCTCAATGAATGGTGGGAAGAGTTTAGGCTCTATCATCGCAAGGACGGCAAGGTTGTGAAGGAGCGTGATGATCTCATGAGCGCCACGCGTTACGGCATCATGATGCTTCGGCACGCCACACTCGATCGCAGGGCGATGGATATGATGCGAGTGGAGCGTCCCTACGATCCGCTAGAGGATTACGTTTGAGCCTATTGGAGTATTGAGGATGACCCCGCGGTCGAAAGTGATTCAGTTCACGCCCTATTGCACCGCAACCAAGCCACTTTATCGCCCCGGCTTCAAATACGTGCATACCGTGACTGAGCAGGATGCTGAAGACATCAAGCGCATGGGGTTCACTGAATGGCTGCTCGTAAATCAGCACAAGTTTGCTGAGGTGGCAGATACTCCTTCGCTCCAATGATCACCATCCGTCCCGCCACTCTCCGCGACATGACATTCGTCGCAGCGAACATGAGGCAGGCAGACCGCAGAGAGATAGGCGCGGTCATCCAGGAAAGTGACACCTATGTCGGCTACGCGCTGTTTGCTTCGTCTGACGGCCTCGCCTGGGTGGCTTGGCTCGATGATGAGCCGGTGTGCTGCTTCGGAGTGTCGAAGCTGTTCACGGGGCTTGGCAGTGGCTGGGCTTATGGAACGCGCCGGATGCGCAAGGTGATGGGTGTCGTGACGCGGTTCGCCTTGCGGGATGTTAGGCCGATGCTGATCCGTCAGGGCTTTCGCCGCATCGAGGTTCGGACGGCTGTTGACCATGATCTCAGCCACAGATGGCTCGAAAGGCTAGGATTCGCCCGAGAGGGAATTGCGGTAGATTACGGCATGGATGGGCTCGATTTCGTAACCTATGCCGCAACCCAAAAGAAAGACTGATATGCAAACCCTCATGATCATCGGCGTCTATGTTTGGGGCGCCCTGTATACGACTGGCGTCTTCGTAGCTTCGCTCTACCTCGGCAACCATGCCGCGCTCTATCTGGCGCTGTTGTCGGCTGGCGCTGCCTATGCTGCTCAGTTTGCAGCAGCGCTTGTCTATGACCAGCACAACCCGATCATGCAGGCTTGGTACGCCAACCTCGCATTCACCGCCATAGCGGTTCTTTCGGGCGTCGCCGCTGGCTTGACCCTTATCTCTGGAGCCTGACCATGTGTTTCGCCGCCAAGCCCCCGCCCATTCCCAAGCCGCCGCCAGTCCCGAACCGGGCTGATGACGCCAACCAGGCCGCAGTGCAGTCCAGCTTGAAGCGTGCGCGCAATCAGAATGGCGCTGACCAGACGCAGCTTACCGGTGGCCTTGGCGATAGTTCGTTTGGGCAGAACGTGAACCGCGCGACGTTGCTGGGGCAGACGCAGTAGTCATGGGTATCGAGAACGATCTCATCACTCGCATGGATGCCCTGGCTAACGGGCGCACCATCTGGGAATCCGTGTGGACTGAGATCGCAAACTATTGCCTGCCGGATGTCGCGCGCTTTGTGCCAGGCACCTCATCTCTCAACCCGAGCGCCTACGATAACTTCGCCGCCGGGCCTCCATCGGTTGAGCGTGGCCGCGTGCGCTATGATGATACGGCGTTGCGTGCCGTCGATCGGTTGGCTTCGGGCATGGAAAGCCTCGTCACGCCTCAGTCTGAGAAGTGGCATGGGCTGGCGGTCACCGACCCCCTGTCGCCTGAAAGCAGCGATGAGGAAAAGGAGTATTTCGAGACCTACCGCGACTACATGTTTGCGGTGAGATACAATCCGAAGTCCGGGTTTATCGGGGCACACCAGAAGGCGTTGCGTTCGGCTATTGCGCTGGGCAGCGGTATTGTCTTCGTCGAAGAGAATATGGGTACTGCCGCTCATGCAGTGCCGGCTCTCTATCGCTACCTGCCTTTGAGCCAGAGCTATCTGGCGGTCGATGCCCAGGGCGAGCCAGATACGCATTATCGAAAATTCACGATGACCGCTCGCCAGATGATGCAGCGTTTTGAAGGCAATGTGGCGGATAGCGTCAAGCGAGCAGCTGACAGCCAGTCCGAGAAAGACCGGATGTTTACCATCATCCACGCCGTGCAGCCGCGGCAAGAGCGTGGAAGCATCGGCAACAGTGCCAAGAGCTCGCAATACGCATCGTTCTATCTCGATCGCGACAACATGAAACTGATGGGCGAAAGTGGGTTCTTTGAGTTCCCGTTCGTCGTATACTACTGGCAGCCCGTAGAGGAGAATATCCCGTACGCTCAGTCCCCGGTCATGATGGCCCTGTCTGATATCAAGGGCCTGAATGCCGTGCGGAAGACGGCGCTTCGTGGATTGCAACAGTTCATCGATCCGCCCATGGCTATTGCCCATGATGGTGTGATGAACCGGCCGAATCTCAACCCGAGGGCTATCAACTACAACGCGATCGACGGCCAAGGCCGGATGAAGATCCAGCCCATCCTCACTATGCAGCGCCCTGACTTCGTGCAGGAGATCGTGGAAGCAGAGCGCAAGAATATCAACGACAGCCTTTATGTAACGCTGTTCCAGATCCTGCTGCAAAATCCCCAGATGACCGCCACGGAGGCGATGATCCGGGCAAATGAGAAGGGCGAACTGCTCGGGCCGGCCGGTGGCAAGCTCCAGCACGCCATGGCGCGTGAGGTTGAGCGGCTTGCCGGCATTCTGGAGCGTAAGGGAGCCATGCGCAGAGGGTCGCCTCTGGAGCCCCCTGAGAGCCTCGCAGGGCGTGAATTCGGAGCACGGTTCACATCGCCACTGGATCGCTTGCGCCGCAGTGCTGAGGGCATCGGCATCCAGCGCACGTTGCAAACCGTTATCCCTCTGGCGCAGATCGATCCCACCATCGTGGATAACTTCGATCTGGATGAAGTGGCGCACAGCATCACCGAGATTGAGGGCGCACCGCATAAGATTCTCAAGACGACTGATGAGCGTGACGCTGCCAGGCAGGCCAAACAGCAGATGCAACAGCTCCAGGCTGGGCTTGAGATGGCCAAGACCGGCGGCGACGCGGCAAAGAATATCGTGCCGGCCGTTGGGCAGGCTGCGGCCATTGTTGGTAACGGGCAGGCTGGAGCATTGCCGCAGTGAGGTGGCTGCCGATCGCGCGTCTTCTCCGTCGCAATCCCCGCGGCTCCGAGGCGGCTCTTAAGCTAGCTTTAGCCTACAACAATGTGTTCAAGCCGCATGATCCTGATGTGCAGATCGTGCTGGCAGATCTTGCCGACTTCACCGGTTTCTATCGGGTGAACGGCCAAGGGATACCACCCGATGACCGAGCGTTTTCGGATGGCATGCGAGCCGCCTTCGGGCGGCTTTTTCGTTTCCTCAACCTGACTGACGAGGAGAAGGCCGCGCTGGTGGAAGCCGCCCGCGCTGAAACGCTCGTCAGTTCGAACGAAGGCATCATTTAATGACAGATCAGGTGACAACTGAGGCCGCCGCGGCGGGAACCTCGGAAGGAACCAGCGCAGCAGCTGCCACCAACGGGTCAACGGCAGCAGCGACGTCGGACATCTTTGCGGGCCTGCAGAATGCAGAAAGCCGGCAATGGGTCGAAAGCAAAGGCTATAAGGCTTGGGATCCTGTGGTCGAATCTGCCCGCCACGCGGACAAGATCCAATCAGAGTATAACGAGTTCAAGGCTAAGGCCCTGACACCACCAGCCCAGGATGCTCCCAAGGAGAAATGGGATGCGTTCTACGCCAAGGTAGGGCGTCCCGAGAAGCCCGAGGCATACGAATTCAAGTTGCCCGAAGGCTTGCCTCAGGACATGCCCTATGATGGCGAGGCCGCAAATCGTTACAAGACATGGTCGCACGAAGCCGGCTTGACCCCCAAGCAGGCGCAGATCCTCCATGACAAGTTCGTCTCAGACCGTGCCGGCGACTATACCAAGCAGGTCGAAGCGCTCGTGCAGCGCTCGACGGCTGCCACTGGTGAGCTGGTCAAGGCCTGGGGCGACAAGTCTTCCGACACCTTCAAGCAGAACATTCAGTTTGCCGATCGCTTCATCAACCAGAACGGTGGTGAGGCGCTTCTTGGTGAACTCAAAAGCAATGGTCTGCTCGATCCCGATGGCATGATCCTTTCCCCCGTCTTGGCCAAGGCCATGGCGAAGGCAGGTCGCGCTCTCTACGCGGAAGACAAGTTTGTAACCGGTGGTGCAGCAGCTCAGCCCAAGTCAGCCGCAGAGACCCTTTACCCGACCGATCCCTTCAAGAGGTAAGGTCACGCTAAAGGAAACAGCCAATGTCCACCATTGGTAACACCTACCCCACTCTCATCGATATCGCGACGCGCAGTGGTGATGACGGCAAGGTCCAGACGACCATTGCCGAACTTCTC